ACTTAATGGAGATGAACTTACTGATTTAGATAGGAATGTAGATAATGATGTAACTGGCTTAGATGACTTTAATGATGATTTAGAACGTCCAACCAATTCTAATTATGATATTGTAAAAATTGAAAGAGCAGCAAGTCTATTCACAGTATTTGAAAAAGAAGTTGAAGCAAGAGAAATGACAGTTGAAGAAATAAGCAAAGCATTAGGTTATGAAGTAAAAGTTGTTAAGGAGAAAAAATAATGAATTTAGGTTTTGATTTAAAAGATTGGGAAGAAGCAGAAGCAGTTGAAATGGGTGATAGAGAAGTTTTAGAACTTGGAGGTCACGAAATTATTATTAAAGATGCTAGACTTTATACTAGCAAAGATACAGGAAATGTTAGCGTTAAAGTATGTGTTGATATCAATGGTAAAAATGAAGAACAAGCAGGTTTCTTTGAAAGACAATATAATAATAATAAATTAAGTGAAGCAAAATGGCCTGTTGCAGCTACTCGCTACTTATCAACAAAAAAAGAAAGTTTACAATATACAAAAGGGTTTGTTAAATCACTTGAAAATTCAAACCCAGGATTTAAATTTGATACAAACAAAGATTGGTCACAAATTAATGGTTTAAAATGTGCAGGTGTGTTTGGTTTAGAAGAATATGAAGATGGTGAAGGCAAAGTACGTGCTGGAACTAAGCTTGTACAATTTAGAAGCCTTGATAAGTTACAAGAAATCAAAATACCAAGCGTTAAAACTATTGATGGTGATTATATTGATTATGAAGATTATAAAGCAGCAAAGAAAAATAACACATCATCAAAAGAAGTAAAAACAGTAGATATTCCTGATGAGATGTTGCCGTTTTAAAAAGAGTAGGGTAAAACCTACTTTTTTTTATTAAATTTAACTTTACTATTAAAAAGTAATTTGCTATAATTAAATTATAGTTAGGAGGTTAGATAAAATGTATATATGGAAATACAAGAATTTATGTTTAAGAAAACAAAAAGAAGCAAGCAAAATTATTGGTGTAACGCCACAATGGCTTTGCAGGATTTGTGGGAGAAAAGAAAAAGTTAGAAAAATTCTTGCGTATTGTATAACAAAATATATTAATAGTGAAGCTGAAATAGAAGATTTTTTTGAAAGGGTTGGATAAGGATGACAGAAGAAAAATTATTATCAAAGGAAACATTCATTGAACTGTTTAATATGAATGAAATTGATAAGATAGAGAAAGAAAATGAATTATATTTACAAGCAAAAAAACTTGGTATTTTAAAAAAATATAATGAAAATTTAAAGAAATATGAAAAAATATGTAAAGATAAAATTTTACTCGATGCAAAAACAACTTATCCAAAGTGCAAATATGAAATTGAAAAATATGAAACAGGTAAATATATTTGCAAAATAAATGGAATAACTGACAGCAAGAATGATGTTAAATTTTCACATCTTTTAATATTTCCAGTTGAAAGATATATTAATCAAGAAACTGGCAAAGAAAAAATAAAAATAATTTATTATAAAGACAACAAGTGGGAAGAAAAAATTGTTGATAAAACACAATTAACAATTAATCAAAAACTATTATTATTGTCGGATTATGGTTTAGATGTTACAAGTGAAAATGTTAGATATTATACAAATTATTTTAGAGATATTATGGCAATGAATGATATACCAGTTTTGGAAAGTGTATCACATATTGGATGGAAAGAAAAAGCATTTATACCTTATGATAGCCACGGAATATTTGATGGCGTTGATGAGTTTAGAAGCATTTATAATGCTATTAGTAGTAAAGGAAATTATGATAGATGGAAAGAAGTAGTATTTAAATTAAGAGAACATAAAATAATAAAAATATTAATGGCAGTTACTCTTGCAAGCCCTTTGCTTGAAAAATTAAGCTTACCACCATATATGGTTAATCTTTGGAGTTCATTAAGCGGCAATGGCAAAACACTGTCTTGTATGGTTGCAATGAGCATTTGGGGCAATCCTGAAGCTGGTGCGTTAAGATTGTCAAGCAACAATACACAAAATTATTATATGGTTATTGCATCATTTATGAGAAATTATACTTGTTATTTTGACGAGTTACAAATTGTTAAAAAGTCAAAAGTTTTAGATTTAGATAGCTTAGTAATGGATTTATGTAATGGTACTGATAAAGGGAGATTATCAAAAAATAGTCAAGCAAAAGAAGTTAAAATTTGGTACAATAATTTTTTATTTACCAGCAATGATGCTTTGGTAAAAGAAAATGCTGGAGAACAAGTTTATAATAGAGTAATTGATTTGGAGATAAATGAAAAAATTGTTGATAATGGGTTTGAAATAGCACGTATAATAAAAAATAATTATGGTTTTGCTGGCAAAGAATATATTAAATATATACAAAGTTTAGGTTTTGATGAGATTTCTAAAAGATATACGGTTATATTCAACAAAATACTTAATGAAACAAAAGCAACTGATAAACAAGCTGGTAGCTTAGCTAGTATATTATTAGCAAATGAGCTTGCAAATGAGTGCATATTTAATGATGATTATATATTACAGGTTGAAGATATTGTAGAATATATAAATGATAAAGATGAAATTAAAACATCAATTTTAGCTAAAAATTATATAAGAGATATAATTAATGTAAATGCAAAAAGATTTCAAGATAATAATTTTGGAGAGTGCTGGGGTTGCTTTAAATCAATGAATGGTAGTTATAACTTGTGTTATATTAATGTTGAGATATTAAAAAGAGAGTTGCTAAAAGGTGGCTTTGAGTTTAACACAGTAAAAAAAGATTGGGCTGAAATGAATTTTTTAACTAAAAATAGCGCAGGTAGATATGTGCATCAAACTACATTAAACTGTGAAAAAGGGAATTTTGCTATTTTAGACTTAAATACTTAAAAAAATATGTTTAAAATTTTAGCAAAACTGCTCAAAAATACAACAAAAAGAAGCTTAAAAAAATCAATATTACATTTTTTAGATACAAAAAAGTAAAAAAATTTTACTTAAAATCTCAATCAAACCCTTATTTTATAAGGTATCTTACAAAATTACAAAAAAAAAGAGACACACACACTATATATATAGTACACACACACGGAGATATATAGTGTGTTGTATTCACGTGTAATAGTGTATATGTATGTAAGTATGTAAGTTTGTAAGTTTAATAATAATAATAATAATAATAATAATACTTTATATAACATTTTTAATCTTACATCAATATTACATTTTTACATTTTATATATTTACATTAAAATTAATTTATTTTATAATATACAGCTAACAAAGGAGATATTATATGAAAGAATGCAATGCAGAACTTTATTACAATTTAGAACTTAATATAATGTCGTGTTTACTTCAAAGACCTAGTTTAATGGAAAAGCTTATTCTTGAAGATAAACATTTTATTAAATATCAGCGATTATGGAAATATATGAGATTGTTTTATTCCAAATATAAAACTTTTGATATACCGTTGATGGTATCAGTCTCAAATGATAAAAAGCAATTAGTTGAATTCTTATCTTGGATAGTTGAAATAGAACCAGCACCTAGTAGATTTGAAATATATCAAAAGCAATTAATTGATATGTATAATGAGGGGCAAAAGAATAAATGGATAATTGAGAAGATATTTGAATTGGCAAATAAATTATATTTAAGAGAAATAACTGTATATGACTTTAGGAAAGAAGTAGATAAAATATATCAAGATAGTGAAAAGATATTTAAAGAAAGTAAAGGAGAATAAGTATGAATGAAAAAGAAAAAGATTTAATAGCAAGAATTGATAAAATAAATGAAATGTTAAATATACTTTGTATAGAATTGAATAGTTATAATGAAATTGATGATTATGAAATAGAACTTGATGAAGGTGTTATCACTACTTGTCTAAATGAAAGGCCAGAAAGAAAGTATAGAATAATTGTTACTTGTAAAAACAGTTTAAAAAGCAAAGGTGAGTAATAATGATTATTAATTTAAGAGATTATTTGAATGATTATATTGGTGATATTAGTTGGTATGGAGAAACAAACCACGATAATAAATCAAAAGAAAATATGGATAAAGCATATGAAGTATTATATTTTTTAGAAAATGTAAGAGCGGATATTATAAGTGAATTAGAACAACATAGAAGTTATAGAGATGGTAATAGTAGTGCAATAATACTACATAACAGAGCAAAAGAAATATGCAAAAGATTTGATGATGATTTTGAAGAAGAAAGATGGTTAGATTAAGGTAGGTGAGTAATAATGAAAGATGAAATAAAAGAAATATTAGATACTAAATTATATTTTGATTTAGATGAAGAAGATTATATTAAAATAAAAGATTACATAACTAATTTACAGCAAGAAAATGAAACACTACACGAAAATAATCAAAATATGCAAGAAGAAATGGCTAGAGTATGGGAAGAAAATGAAAGATTAAAAGAAGAAAATGTATATTGTAATAGAACTGATTGCGTAGGAAGAATTAAAGATAGCAGAAAGTATGATAGTGTTTATCAAGAAAAAGAAGATTATAAATCTCGTTGTGAAAAAGCATTAAAAGATATTGATTTATTATTAAATGGTACATATAGTAAGCAAAGTGGTGAAGCAGTTATGGCTTATATGAAAAGTGATTGTTGCAATTTAAGATTAGAAATTATTAAGCAGGATTTACAAAATGGAAGTGATGATAATGAATAAAGAACTTTCATTAAATGAAAGAATACAAAAACTTTTTGAAAGTGGTTGGGTAAATGAATTTAATTATTTAGAAAATCAATTGCAGGAGGCAAGATATTTATTAGCCTGCTTAAATGAAAAATATACTCAATTAATTAACAATTGGAATGAGTTAGAAAAACATTTAAATCACGAAATAGAAGAATGGCAAGATGTTAGTGATGATTGGACAAAAGCACAGGTACAAGAAGATAAAATAATTTTAGACAAAATGAAAGAAATAAAGGAAGGTAATAAGAAATGAATGAAATTTATATAAAAACTGCTGATTTACCTAAATGGTTATTTGAAAAGCATTTTAAAAACAAAGACTTAATATCACTTGAAGATTTAATATGTGAATTTGAAAATGTTAGTGATGAACTAGGATGTTTGCAAGATGAATTTGAAAATTTTAAACAAGAAGTAAATGATAACTATAAGCCAATTAGTTTGCAAGAGCAAATTGGATATAATGAAAATTGGTAGGAGGTGAGTAATATGTTAAAAAATGAGTTTAAAATTAGGAAATTGCTAGACTATAAGAAATATCATTTATGCACTGGCAGTCACGGTGAATGGAAATTATTTGCAATGAAAGATACACCATTTTACTTAAGTGAAAAAAATGAACCAATTTTATCAAGCAAAGAAAACACTGAAGAAGAACTTTTAAAATTTGCTAAAAAGCATCATTGCTATAACTTAGGAAATGCTTTTGGTATATTTAGAATTGCAATTATATTACTAGCATTAATTTTAAGCATTATAAATTTAAAATTTAGTTCGGCTACAATAAGAACGATAATATATACTGCTGATTTTATATTTCTTACTGAAAGTATCTTTAGTTATATCATAACTGAACATAATTTTAAAATTGAAATGAAAGAGCTTAATGAAAAGATGAAAAAGTTAAAAAATTTCCAAATAAAAGAGTAAATACCTCACTAGGCTAAATTCTAGGCGGGTACATTTAACGAAAATAGTAAAATAGTATAAATATACTAGAGAAATGTTTTCGTGCGTTAGAAGCAAAATAAATAGGTTTAAAAGAAGGAGTGAATATTTATGGAAAAGAAATATTTCAATATGACAAGGAAAGAATTACTTGCACTTGATAATTATTTACCTGAAAAGGGACAAATAATTCGTGGGATAGTTGTAGTGCCAACTGATAATATACACGATAGCGGTTATAGATGTATGAAGTTTATACTTACTTGTGACGATGAAATTGTTGGAGTAGTAGGTGGTGGCAGTGATGTGATACACATTAATGGTATTGGTGGCTATGGAAAAGAGCCAAACTATATAACTAAAACTGTAGCAGCACACGATTTAAGAATAGATTGCTTGCCAAAGAGCAAATGTTTAAGGTTATTTAGCGATAAACCAATCGAGATAGATAATTGTTTTATTAGCGATTTTATATTTTATTTCAAAGAAGATAAAAAATAAAATTGTTGCCTACAAATAAAAAATGTGACATAATTACTTTAGGTGGTAATTATGAGCAGCTTTATTATTTTAACTGATACAAGGCAACAAAAAGAAAATCATATCATCAAAGAATTTGATAAAAATATGATAATCCATATTAGAACAGGCTTGCCAAGTGCTGATTATATGGCACTTCGCTATGATAATGGTTTTAAATTAGATTATTCGGTTCTTATAGATACTAAAAAAGATATGGAAGAAATATCAAGCAACTTATGCAATTCACAAAACCACGAGAGAATAAAGCGAGAAATTGCACGTGCTAAAGAGCTTGGCTGTAAAAAATTTATATTTTTAATTGGTGATAGCAAGATTAAAACAATTGATGATATTAAAAAGTGGCAATCACCACATACAAAAGTTCGTGGCGATGTATTACTTAAAATAATGATTAGTATGCAAAAAAAATATGATATTAAATTTATATTTTGCCAAAAAAAAGATATGGGCAGTAAGATAATTGAGTTGTTAGGAGGCAAATAAAATGCGAGTAAAAGATGCTGAAAAACAAATTGATAAAATTTTAAATGAAGGTGCTGTTGAAGCAGGCATTTTTATCAGTATGCTAGTTGATAGATATATTAAAACTTATGATATAACTGAAAGACAATTTAACAGGTCTTTAAAAAACAGCTTAAAAATTTTAAATGAGGATAAAGATGTATCATTTAACAATAAAAACTAAATATAATATAATTAATTTAGATGTTGAAGATTATACAACACCTGAAGTACAAGAAATATTAGAACAACCATATATAATTGAAACACGTATGGAAAAAGTAAAAGCAAAAGTTAGAAAGAAGGAATTAAACAATGAAAAGAACAAAATACATTAATATTAAGGGAATAAGAGGAACTAGTTATAGTGGCAATTTCTTGGATAGTTATAACACATTAGAATTAAGAGTAGATGTTCCAAAAAGTTTATCAATTACTGATATAAATAAATTATATGATGCAAAAAATATTAGGATAGTCTATGATGTTGAAGAAGAAATACTTGATAGAAGTGAAAAAGAATATCTAAGCACAGTTATTAAACCTTTTAGAAATAAAGTTGAAAGTATTTGTAAAGAAGCTTGTTGTGGCAATGAATATATTTCAATTTACATTAAAAATGAATGTGCTATGACTTTTCCTGATTTTGAAAAAGGTACTATGTATAAAGGTATGGAATTAGATAAAGAATATACACTTGAAGAATTAGGTTTATAATTAACTACTTGCAAAAAAAATAATTGTGTGGTAGAATTGCTTTAGTGGTATAAGCCACTGGTAATATTTACCCCTTGAGAAAGAATAGGTTTTTTTAGTTAGTTCACCTCCTGTTCTTTTTTTCTATCTTTTTTTTACAATAATGTAGTATAATTAAAAGTGAGCAAAGCTATACCCATAGCGGCTTTGCTTATGAGTATCGCAAAGGCAACTATTATTAATAGTGGCCTTTTATTATTGAAATTTTATTAACTAATTGGTATAATTAAAATGATAGTGGGTGAATTATTATGAAAGAAGTTTTAAGTTTTATTGTTAATTTATCAATCACAAGCATATTAGGTGTACTATGCTTGTTTTTATTTATATTAGCTGAGATATCTAAAATATTTTGGAATATCAAGAGAAAGGAATTGGATAGAAAAAAATGAGTGAACTTGAACTTATTGATTGTGAGTTTGTTAATGAGTATCTAAGGTTTGTTACTTATAAAGATTTTTGTAGAAATTGTCGAGCAATAAAAGGTTTTTATAACTCGTTAAACAAAAACAGCAAGCGTTTTTATAAATGGTATGTTTATGCTAACCCATTTATTGATGAAGGCAGGAAGAATATTATTTGGCAATTTCTTAATAATGATGAACCTGAATACTTGCAAAGATTGCTACATACGAAATAAATTGTAGCTTTTGTCTAAATTACAATTTTATGGTAAAATTAAAGAGATAGGAGGAAGTGTGAAAGAATTTAAAAGTTTTTATAAAACTGTAGGTGGTGGTGAAGGCAGCAAGTGTCATTATCCAACGAGATTAGACACTTATGGTTGCGGGTGTCAACACGATTGTAGTTATTGCTATGCCAAAAGTTTATTATCTTTTAGAAATTTATGGGACAGCCAAAATCCGTCCGTTGCAGACATAAAAAAAATAGAAAATGTTATTAAAAAAATTCCTAGTGGAAGTATTGTAAGACTTGGAGGTATGACAGACTGTTTCCAACCCTGTGAATTAAAATATAAAATAACTTATGAAACAATTAAATTGCTTAATAAATATAATATTAATTATTTAATTGTTACGAAATCGCATTTAGTTGCTAATGATGAATATATTGAAATTATGGACAAAAAGTTAGCTCACATACAAATAACGGTCACAACACTTGATGATGAATTTTACAAAGAAAAAAAATATGAAAAGGCTAGCCTACCTAGTCAAAGAATAGAAGCAATAAAAAAATTACAAGATAATGGTTTTGATATAGCAATTAGACTAAGCCCGTTAATTCCGGAGTTTATAGATTTTGATAAATTAAATGAACTTAATATAAAAAAAGCAATAGTAGAATTCTTAAGAGTAAACAGCTGGATAAAAAAATGGTTTGACATTGATTATTCTAAGTTTGTTTTAAAAGAAGGTGGCTATCAACACCTACGACTAGATTATAAAAAAGAAATATTAAGTAAAATAAAAATTCCACAAGTCAGTGTATGTGAAGATTATACAGAACATTATTTGTATTGGAAACAAAATTTTAATCCTAACAAAGATGACTGTTGTAATTTAAGAAAAGGAGAAGAATAATGCAAATTATTTACAAAAAGATTGATGATGTTATTCCATATGAGAATAACCCTAGAAAAAATGATGAGGCGGTTGACTATGTTGCAAAGTCAATAAAAGAATTTGGCTTTAAAGTGCCAATTATTGTTGACAAAGACAATGTTATTGTTACAGGACATACTAGATTAAAAGCTGCTAAACAGTTAGGTATGAAAGAAGTACCAGTTATTATGGCTGATGATTTAACTGATGAGCAAATTAAAGCTTTTAGACTTGCTGATAACAAAGTTGGAGAAATGGCAACTTGGGATTTTGATTTATTGAATGTCGAGCTTGATGATATCTTAGATATCGATATGAAAGATTTTGGCTTTAATGAAATCGATATTGAATGGGATAATGTTGATGAGTTAAGTGAAGAAAGCTACGAAAAACCTGAGCATAAGATGCTACAATGCCCAAAATGCCACCATACTGATTTAGATTTTAAATTTAGAAAAGTTAGTGGTGTTGAGATTGATGAAGAATTAAATGATGAATTAAGTGATACTGAATGAAGATATTTTTAAGTGCTTTAGAGAATGGCGCAACAGTTACAAACAGCAGTAAGCCACTTGCAAAATATTTTGTTGAGAGCAAAGTAAAAATGAAGTGGAATTTGATGAGCTATTACTATATAAAAAATAAAGTTGATTTAGCTGAATTTATTAGAGATAATAGTGAAGAAATAATGATAGATAGTGGTGCTCACAGCTTTCAAAAAGGTAAAAAAGTTGATTGGGTTGAATATACTAAAAAATATGCTGAATTTATAAAGCAATTTGATAGACCTAATGTTGTTGGCTATTTTGAAATGGACGTTGACAATGTACTTGGCTATGATAAAGTACTAGAATTAAGAAAGATACTTGAAGCTGTTTCAAATAAGATAATACCAGTATGGCATCAAAATAGAGGTATAGAAGAATATAAAAAAATGTGTCAAGATTATGCTGGTAAAGTTATAGCTATAACTGGGTTTAAAAATGCTGATATTAAAGATGAACAATATATGATGTTTTTAAAATATGCAAAGAAATATAATTGCAAAGTGCATTGCTTAGGTATGACGAGAAAAAAGATACTAGATAAAGTGCCATTTGATTATGTTGACAGCTCAAGCTGGAAGCAAGGTGCATTGTATGGAAGAATTAACAAAAAAGGCAAAGTATCAAAAAACTTTAGCAAAGAAAAAAGAGAAATTGTTTTTTTAGAAAACTACAAAGATGGTATTGAAATGCAAAACCATTATTATCAAAAATGGAAAAGAATATGTAAAGACTAACTATTAGTAGTTATCTGAAACCTACTATAAAAAAATGAGGAGAGTGTATAAATATGTTAAAAATGAAAAAAAGCCAAAATATAATGATTGGCGTAGTTGCAATATTTTTGTTAGTTAGTGTTATCCAAAACATACTAACAGTTAAAACATTTAATTTAGGTGGCGTTAGCTTATATAGTGGCGCTTTCCTAATTGGCTGGATAGCTTTTGCTTGTAGTGATATTATAACTGAAATAATGGGAGAAAAATTTGGTAGAAAGTGCGCAGTTGCTGGTATGATTGCAAATTTAAGCTGGGCTTTGATTTGTACAATAGTTATATCAATTCCTGGTATTAATCAAGAAGCAAGTGCTGCTTTTGCCACATTATTTAGTTGCGCTTGGAGAATAACAATAGCAAGTGCAATTGCATACTTTGTAGGCAGCTTTATAAATAATGTTGTAATGGATAAGTTACATCAAAAAGACGGAGAAAACAAATATTATAAAAGAGCAATTTTATCAACTTTTTTAGGTCAAGCTGCGGATGATTATGTATTTTACATCTTAGCGTTTGCACCTGTTGGACTTGCAGTATATGAAATGAGCTGGCTAACTCTATTATGGTTGCCAGCAGTATATATAATAACTGAAACCGTAATTGAAGCAATTTTCACACCTATTACAAAAAAAGTTGTTGATATAATTAAATCAATTATTAAAAGTGAGTGCTAGTAATGGAAGTACTTGGTATAATAGCAAGCTTGCTTGTGCTAGTATCATTTACTTTTAATAACATTAAATTGATTAGAGTTATCAATATAATAGGTTGTATATTGTTTGTTATATATGGACTATTAATAAATTCATTTAGCGTTTGGTTTTTAAACGGCGCTTTGATTTTAGTTCATATATATTATTTAAGTAAAAATAAATAAATAAAATATTTATAGTAGGTTTCAAATAATTTATTAATAGGAGGCGATTTTATGGTAAAAGGAGATACACCAGCTAAAAACAAGATAGAAAAAGATATTTTTGAAAAGTTATGTGGAATGTGGTGTACGTTAGTTGAAATTGCTGATTTTTTTGGGGTGAGTGAGGATACAGTAGAAAGTTGGTGCAAAGATGTATATGACGCTACATTTTCGGAGGTGTATAAAAAGAGAAGCAGCCAAGGCAACATATCATTAAGAAGATGGCAACTAAAGAGCGCTGAAAAAGGAAATGTAACGATGCAAATATGGCTCGGTAAACAACACTTAGGTCAAAAAGAAAAAGTTGAGGTTGAAGCTGATACAAGCAATGGAATATTAAAAGAGTTGTCGGAGGCATTAAAAGATGCTAAAAACTCTAAATAATAAAAAGATTGAAGATTTATTAAATCCTAAACAGCTTGATTTTATGCTGTATGATGATATGCGCATTAACTTGCTAACTGGTTCTGTACGTAGTGGCAAAACATATATTTCACTATTAAAATGGGCAATATTTGTTGGTATGATGCCTGATGATGCGGAATTTATTATGGTAGGCAAAACGCTTACATCATTAAAGAGAAACTGCTTAGGATTGTTGCAAGATTTAGTTGGTAACCAAAATTTTAGCTACTCAATTAGCCAAAAAGTTGCAAAGCTGTTTGGCAGAACAGTTTGGCTTGAAGGTGCTAACGATGAAAGAGCTGAAAGTAAAATACGTGGTATGACTTTAGCTGGTGCTTATGTTGATGAATTAACACAAATACCAGAAGATTTTTATAGAATGCTTTTATCAAGATTAAGTGTTAAAAATGCTAAGTTATATGCAACAACAAACCCTGATGCACCAAATCACTGGGTTAAAGTTGATATTATTGATAATGATGAAATTGAAAAGAAAGTTTGGAGCTTTACACTTGATGATAATGTAATATTAAAAAAAGAAAATGAAGAATATTTTGAGAATTTAAAAAAAGAATATCAATCGATGGGTGGTGTGTTTTATGAAAGATTTATATTAGGTTTATGGGTACTTGCAGAAGGGCTTATTTATAAACAATTTGCGAATAACAACGAGATATTTTTAAAAGATGAAGCTAAGGATGAGTATGGCAACAAAATTAACTTTTTAATAATATCAATTGGCATTGACTATGGCGCAACTAAAGGTGAAACTGAGTTTAAAGCAACAGGCATAACACAATATTTTAAAGAAGCGTGGAGTATTGGTGAGAAAAAGCTTGCTGGATTGTACACACCTGATGCAATTTATACTGAGTTTATCAATTTTTATAAAGAGATAGTTAATGAATATGGCAAAGTTACTCACGCATTTGGCGATTATGGTGCACTAGGTCAAGTACTTACTTATGGTTTAAACAAAAAGCTGCAAGAAAATAACATACCATTATATGTGCAAGATTGCATCAAAGGTCAAATAATAGATAGAATTTATATGGACCAAATGCTATTTGCACAGGGTAGGAGATTTATTTTAAGAAAATGCAAGTACTTAATAGAAGCGTACCAGCAAGCAGTATGGGATGATAAAAAGCCTGATACAAGGCTTGATGATGGCACAACACCTATTGATGATTTGGATGCTAGCGAGTACAGTATGTTTCCATTTTATGACAAGTTAATGATGAATATAAAAGGAGGCTATTAAAAAATGTGTATTAGTGAAAGAATTTATAAAGGAGTGATACTATGAAATTAGACGATTTTTTGCGAATTAAGTATGGATATAATCCAGAAGTTAAAGATGTTATCAAAACATATATAGAGCAGTGGAAAAGCTGGTATAAAGGAAATGTGCGTAGCTTTCACAATTACTTTATATATAATGGTGATAGAAAAGTAAAACAAAAAAGATACACGATGAATATGGCAAAAGAAATAAGCGAGGACTGGGCTGATATCTTGTGGAGTGAAAAATGCAAGATAACAATGAAAAATGAAAAAGCACAAGACCAGTTTGATGAATTAATTAATGATTTAGATTTATATACATTAATTAATCAAACAATCGAAAAGTCAGGTGCAGTTGGTACAAATAGTGCTGTTGTTAGCGTATATGATTTAATACAAAATGAAGATACTATGGTTCTTGATGCTAGCGAGGCAAAAACTAGGATTGACTTAGTTGATATTGATTGGATATTTCCTTTAACTTGGAATAACAAAGGTATAACTGAGTGTGCTTTTGGTAGTGTTGAATATGTTGATGGAGTTAAATATATTATTTTATCAGTACATAAAATTGCTGATGATGGCAACTATCATATTTATAATCACTTGTTTAAAGAAACAAATGGCAATTTAACTGAGATGACTGACCAGCAAGGCACAATGAGTGATTTTAATACGCAATCAAATGTAAAATGGTTTAGTATATTTAAGCCATTGCTTACAAACAACTTATTTGATAATTCACCTTTTGGAATACCACATTATGCAAACGCTATCGATAATATGAAAACTGTTGATATAATGTTTGATGCTTTAAAGAATGAAGTTAAAGATGGTAGAAAAAGAACTTATGCAAGAGCTGAAATGTTTAATTATGATAATGGACAGCAAAGAATGGTGTTTGACCCTAACGATACAACTATTTATCAACTACCAAAAAATGCAACAAAGGATGATTTAATACAAACTGATAGTGATGACTTAAGAACTGATAAACAAATAAGTGCATTAAATACAAGCCTTAATATCTTAGGTAATAAGGTAGGCTTTGGTGAAAATCACTATCATTTTGATGGTGTGAACTTATCAACAGCAACAGCAGTTGTTAGTAGTAATAGCAAGATGTTTAGAAGAAAGAAAAAACTTGAAATAGGATACGAAAGCTCTATATTTGATTTAGTAAAAGCTGTGTGTTACGCATCAACAACTTTTGGACAATATAATATTGATACTGACGGAATGGTAATACAATTTGATGATAGTATTATTGAAGATAAAGATACTGAAGCAAATAGAGGTATGCTTGAAGTTAGAAATGGCTTATTAAGCAAAGTTGAATATCGTATGAAGATATTTGGTGAGAGTGAAGATGTTGCTAAGGCTAAGATAAAAGAAATAGAAGATAATGAGCCAAATGTTGATGACTTATTAGGCACAAAAAATAAAGGTGGTGAAGAATAATGAAGTTAATAGTTAATCCACATAAAATTGAACTTGTACAAGAAGAAGCTGTTAATGAGAAAGAAATAAATATAAGCAAATGCGTATTTGAATTTAACGAAGAAATAACTGATGATTTTGTTAAAGAAGCATATTTCACATTAAATGGTGAAACTTATAAAAAGATAATAGTTAATAATGAGTGTGCTATTCCACAAGAAGTACTTGTTAAAGAAGGTACAATCGAGCTTGGTGTTGTTGCAACTTATACTGATATAATTTCACAAGAAGTAACAAGATATAATCCTACACCTGTTTATTTCAAAACTGATTTAGGTTCATTAAAAGAAGCACAAAACAGTGAAGAAATAACACCTAGCGAGATGGAACAGTATGAACAAGCATTAAATGATGGCTTAAATACATTAAATAATGCTGTTGATGATTTACAAGATAAAGTTGATAGTGGTTATTTTAAAGGTGAGAAAGGCGATAAAGGAGATACTGGAGAGCAAGGTGCTCAAGGTGAAAGAGGCTTACAAGGCGAGCAAGGCATACAGGGAGAAAAAGGAGAAAAGGGAGATAAAGGTGACAAAGGTGATACTGGTGAAAAAGGGCAAGATGGTACAAACGGTAAAGATGGTAAAGACGGTGCTATACAGTACACTGCTGGAGAAAACATATCAATAAATGGAAATGTTATTAATGCTGAAGTACCTGAAATTGATTTAAGCAATTACTATAATAAAAATGAAGTGAATAACATAACTGGTTCACTTAATGATTTAGATACTGAAAATAAAACAAATTTAGTTAATGCTATAAATGAATTAGTAAATGCAAGTGGTGATACTGGCATTATAGACCTTGGTGAAAATCCACAAATTTCAATTGCTACTTCAATGCACAGCATTGTTGGAACACATAATCCTGGTGTTTATATAATGAATGGTGCTGGAACAAAAATAACATATGGTAGAAATTTAATAGATAGCCCCATATCTTATAATGGTATAAATGGTTTATTAATTATTACAGGTGGAGATTTGACTAATGGTGGAGACCAAGTTGGATATTTCTTTGCTGGTGATAGGGGTATGACTATAACAACATATTACAATAAGAATATGTATAAAAATCTTTTATATAATACAGCTAATTATAATATAGCAGGCACATTTACAAAGGAACAAACATTTGATGTATTACCTAAAAGTGCAGTAGCACCAACAACCGATAACCAACTAACAAATAAGAAATATGTTGATGACATAACTGGTACATTGTCAAATCTTAATACAACTGATAAATCTAATTTAGTAAATGCTATAAATGAATTAGCAAGCTCAAGCAGTGGATTGCCTGAATTAACTGACAGTACAATTTATTTGCCTGGTTTAGCTGCAGGGGCATATAAAATTGTTAATACAACAACAATAACAAACTCACAAGGTGCAAGACTAATGGTTGAAGGCGGAAGCATTTTAATTGTTGTTAAATATGGGAATAATTCAATGGGATATGTTTTTGCTAGAAATGGAACACTTTATTATGTTTATTTATCAGGTTATTATACAAAAGATTTTGGCTCTTTACTTGAACCTTATAACACAAGAGAATATACTCCTACAGGAAATTATAACCCAGCAACAAAGAAATATGTTGACGATAGCATAGCAGCAATACCTAGTTCTTCATATACTGCAGGTGAAGGAATTAATATTGATAATGATAAAATAAGTTCAACTATGCCAATTTATTTGATAACTAATAATACATCACAAAATCCGTTCATAATAGAAAATGCCAAAACTGGTATTTATATGTTTGGTTATGCAAGTTCGGTATATATAAAGGGCTATGAAGAAGCAACAAATATTTCATCAATTTCGTTATGTAACGGTTTTATAATTTTGACAAATACTACAATAGATAGAACACAAACAACTTGGCAACAAGTTGGCTATATATGGGGTGCACAAACTCATAATATTTACAAAACCTTGTCACATTATGCTGGCACATTAGTTACAAGAGCATTGGATGGAAAGGTGCAACTTGGACAATCCACTGGTATTGCAAGCGTTCCAGCAAATGGTGATTGCAATATATATGATATTAAAACATTTAAAACATTACCTGAAACAACAATTGCACCAACAAAAGACACACAATTTACAAACAAGAAATATGTTGATGATGCAATAGCAAGCACAGCAGGTGGTTCTGATGTAAGTATATATAACTTTGACATAATAGGTCAAAATATAAATGATAATCAATCGCTTAATGCAACAAATAAGACAGCATTACAAGAATTGTTGAACACATTATACACAAATGGTGTTGATATGTTTAGTTTACTAGTAAGCGGCACAAATGGTATGGTTATGAGTGATAAAGAAGTAAAATATCAGTTACTTATATCGCCAAATAGAAATACAATTGAATTACAAAACAAACCAACTATATTATATTTTGGAGGTTATATACAACCAGGCTGGATATCAGGAAATATGATAGCATATTTGAAAATGACTATATCATTAACGTGGTCAAATGATGTATGCACTGTAACAAGTGCTGAGTATAGTTGGACGCAAACTGGTTTTGTAGATGCAAATGAAGTTTTAACTAAAACAAATTACACTTCTTATACTCCAACTTCAAACTATCATCCAGCTACAAAAAAGTATGTTGATGACAAATATAAAGCATATACTGGTTATGATGCGACTAAGACACAAGTATTAAAAAATATAAATGGAACATTAACTTGGGTTGATGAATAGGAGTTGATAACCTATGCTAAGTGATGAAGTTATTGAAAAGGTTGTTGAAAGGCTAGCTGTTAGAATGGAACAAGCTAACACTTACATATTAGAAAAAATAGGAAAGAGTATCAAGAAAATTGGTACTCTCACTCCTACACAAGCCCATCAGTTAGTGCAAACATTACAATATGGTGGAGATTATGACAAGATAGTAAAAGAGCTTGCTAGGATAACTAAATTAAATGTTGCTGATATTTATGAAATATTTAAAGAAGTTGCAAAGAAAGATTACGAATTTGCTAAGCAATTTTATGATTTTAGGAATAAAAAATATATACCTTGGGATGAAAACAAGCAGTTACAAGAGCAGGTAAAAGCGTTGGCAAAAATAACTGCTAATGAATATATTAATTTAACAAAGACATCCGCTGTAGCATTTGGCTGGAGAGGAAAAGATGGCACAGTAACATTTAAAGGGCTAAAGAAAACATACTATGATTTACTTGATGAAGCTGTTTTAAATGTTGGGCAGGGTAAAGAAGCATTTAATAGCGCTATGTATAGGCGATTAAAAGAAATAGGTGGTGGTGGAATTCAAGTAATATTTCCAACTACTTATATTGATAAAAATGGTGTTGAAAAAAATAGAGTTATGAGAGCTGATAGCGCAGTTCGTATGCAAATGAAAGGCGCATTAAGAAATATGCACAATGAAATACAGCAACAATTTGGTGAAGAATTTGATGCTGATGGTGTAGAAATATCAGTGCATTTAAGCCCAGCACCTGACCACGAACAAGTACAGGGTAGGCAATTTAGTAATGCCGAGTTTGAAAAGTTCCAAAATGATGAAGATGCAGTCTCTTACGATGGCATAGAATTTCCTGCTGAGTTTGAAGGACACGATAGGCGTTCTATAAGCCAATATAATTGCTATCACTATGTATTTAGCATTGTACTTGGTGTTAATAAGCCACAATATAGTAACGAGCAATTGCAAGATATTATTAATAAAAATAATGAAGGTTTTGAATTTGATGGCAAACATTATACTACATATCAAGGCACGCAGCTACAAAGGCAAATTGAAACTGAGATAAGAAAGCAAAAAGATACTCAAATAATGGCTCGCGCTAGTGGTAATGATGAATTAGTTGCTGAAAGTCAACAAAAGATATCTCAATTAACAAATAAGTATAAGCAACTTAGTGAAGCAAGTGGATTGCCTACTGCAATAGATAGAATACGTGTTAGTGGATATCATAAAGTTAAGGTAAAAGCAACTAATGAAACGCCAAAGCCTGCAATTAAAAAGAATAACTTAAAAGCAAATGAAATTTTTATAAAAGCAAATGATACGCAAAAAATAGATAATTTTTTCTTAGAATATTATAAAAACGAAGAACATTTAAGACCATTTCAAAAAGAAAGATATAATGAAATATTAGAAAGAAAAAAGCAAGGATATAAAGACGAAAAAATTAAATTAGATAGTATAGAAAATTGCAACAAATTGTTAAGAAGAATAAATACAGAAATTGAAGGCAATGAAATAAAAAATACTGATATTAGACTTGTAGCAGAAGCAACTGATGTATTATATAACAATTCATTAAAATCACCCGCAATAATGGATGATTTAAAAAGAAATAAAGCATATTTAAGAGCTAAAGAAGACACTCAAGGCGTAGCAAATACTTTAATGAATACAATTACATTAAATAATAAAGATTTTAGTAATTATGATGAATTTAAAAAAATGAGTGTTGAAAATACAAGTTTACATAAACATTTTGATGGAAAAGAACATAGTTGGTGGTCACCTGTTGCAGAAGGAAATGAAACAAAAGAAATAATAACACACGAATTTGGGCATAGATTACAAAGTGAAATAGTTTCAAATGTTTATTTTGAAAGTGGTATAAACAAAAAAGGATTTGAATATTTCTTCAAAAAATATGGTAAAACATATTCAAATGGGCATAGAATGCTTGATGTACCATACAGAACAATAAGGCGAGATTTAATTTATGAACCAATAAGAAGATTACAGCAAAAAACAGGTATGACGCAAAAAGAAATAATTGATAAATATGTAAGTATGTATGGCAAAAAAGACTATGATGAAATGTTTGCTGAAACATTTGCAAATTCACAATTAGGTAAAAGCAATGAACTAGGTGATGAGTTAATTAACTTTTTAATTGAATTAGGAGAGTGGGAAAAATGATACAAAAGATACCTTATTTTATGTATAATGAAAAATGGTATTATTATGATTATGATGAAATGAAATATAAATTAACTAAAATGGCAACTGCAAAAGCAAAAGAAAGTTATAGACAATTTTATAAAGATATAATATAATTAACTTGTACTTATGCAGCAAGTACATTTTGGTTTACCTGGTTAATCCAAACCCGTTCTTGGCACAATGCCAGTAATTAAGAGCATAGCAATATGCTCTTTTTTTAGCGCTAAAAAGTGTAAAGTTTGTGTACAATATTGCCGGTTTACACTTAAAAATCAAAAATCACAAATTAAATTTTTTTTCTAGCACTTTTTGCGCTGCAAACGCTTATTTTATAAGGGTGTAAAGTGCAATGTAAAGAGGTTTACATTTTACATTTTATTATAACTATGTTATAATATAGTTATATAAAAAGGAGATAGTATGCTCTAATTTATATAAGTTATTTGAAAATTTAGGAGGTGAATTAAATGCTAGGATTACCAACGCACTGGGTCTTTCTAATAAAGAAAGATGGCACAAGAGAAAACGTGATGAACTGTGATTGCTCAACTAAAAGCGAAGTAAGAGAGGATGTAAAATATTTATTTGATAAAGCTGGGTATAAAAAAGAAAACTATACCAAAGCTCAATATGTAGCAAAAGACCAGCAAACAGTTCTTTACGAATTTAATCTTAATGAGTTAGAGGGCTAAAAACCCTCTTACTTAAATTATTATAAGGAGGTAAATATGAAATATGAAATGTTATGGATTAGCTCTAAAAATAATCAAGCATATTCAAATTATGCTAGCAACAAGAAAGAGCTAAAAGAAAAATTAGACTACTTTGTAAATGTCAAAGGCTTAAAATTAAACGATATTGATAGATTTGATAATATACAAGTAAGTAAAAGGATAAGAAAAAATACTTATGAAATATTATCAGAAAAAGAAGTATTAAATGAAATAAATTAGTAAAGGAGATTAACTTCTTCTTTACTTTTTATTTATAATATAGTAATATAGTTATAACAAAGGAGGTAAATATGAAAAAAAAGAAAGAGCCAGAATTTAAAGTATGCCTAACTTGTAGTCATTGCATTTATATTGGCGAAGGCGATTATATTTGCGATGCTGATGAGCCAGTAATAGTTATGGAAGACCATACACCAAATGATAATTATTGGTACTGTGCTGGCTGTGATTACGAGGAGGAATAAAAATGGAACTAACTAAAAAGCAAAAGCAACGTGAATATATGAAAAAATATAGGTTAGAGCATAGAGAAGAAATGATTGCTACAATACATAGATGGAAAGAAAATAATAAAGAACGATACTTTAAAAATATTTACGATTGGCGAAAAGCAAAAGTAAATGAACTAAGAGAACAGGGCGTTAGCAATGCGTGGGATGTAGTTAATTATGGAGAAAAAGCAAAATATAAAATAAAGGAGAAGAACTAATGAAAAAAATATTTGGTTATTATATAACTAAAAATAATCCAAGAGAGCTGCTATGGTATATAGCAAGGCAACAAGATAAAATTGATGAAATTAAAGAGTATATTAAAAGCAATACATATTTAAGCAAGAAAGAATTAAATACAATTATAAAAAAACATATTGGTAATTATAAGGAGGGTAAATAATATGAATAATAATTTAATTAAAATGCAAGAAATGTTAATGAGACAAATGGAAAGACTAGATGACAATAAACTTATGCAATATAATGGAAAGAATGAAGTTGCTAGAGGTAATGCTTTAAGCCAAAGTGCAACAACATTTATCAAAGCAGTTAATGTTGGTATGAGAACAATTGAAATGGCTGAAAAATATGGAATACAAAAAGATAAATTAACAAAAGAACTTGGTATTGAAAATGAAACCGTATAGCGATGATTTAGTAAAATTTATTGAAGAAAACAGGATGAAATATTATGTTGGTGAAATGTGCGAGTTAATATATGAAAAATTTGATAAAAAGATAACGCACAAAGCACTAGCAAAATATTATTATAGACATAATTTAGATTTTAAAAAGAAACAAACAAGCTATAAGTGTTTATTTAGTAAACCAATTGGGTATGAAAGCAACCCTGATAAAAATGGCTTAGTTAGAATTAAAATAAATGAAAAACAATGGGTTTATAAGCAAAGATATATTTATGAGCAATATTATGGTATTAAATTACCAAAAGATTGGGTTGTTGTCTTTTTAGATAATAATAAATCAAATTATGATATAAACAATTTAATGGCAGTGCCAATAAGTGTATCATTAAGAACTGCTGGACAAGATATGTTTTTTAGAAATAAAGAATTAACAAAAACTGCATTGCAAATATCCGCTGTTAGGTTAAAAGCAATGCAAAAGGAGGTTTAAAGTAATGGCAAGTTTAACTAAGCAACATTATATTACTAGCAAAGGTGAAAGAAAAATAAATTGCTATCACGCAACTATTTCAAAAGAAACTTTAAGTAAAGCAAATATTAAAGATACTGATGAAGTAGTTATTTATGCAAAAGATAATAAAATAATTATCGAGAAGGCATTAGCATAATGAATAAAATAGAGCTTGATAAATTATTAAAAGAAAAAGGAAGAAGATATGTTTTGATGCTTTATTGTAATTATTTCATTACATTAAAAGGAAAGCAACTTGATTATGTATTAAAGAAGGTGGAAAAATGGCAAAAGGAGAAAGACAAGTAAAACACGTTATTTGTGAATGTGGGTACTATAATAATCCAGACTTTCTTATGTACTCAGGCGTATGTCATTGCTGTGGCAAGATACTTGATGAAAAAGCATATTTTAAAGCACAAATGAATAAAAAAATGAGATTATGGAAAAATAAAAAAATGAATAGGTGGTAATTAACTTGATAGATTATGCAATAGATAAATTAACTGAATTAAAAATTAAAGCTGAGTTTGAAGATAGAAAACGTGGTAAAAAAAGATATGTAAGCAAAACGAGTGCTTATGATGATTTAATAAAGCTATTAAAAAAACTAAAATAAGAGGCAATGTGATTTGCCTTTTTTTATTGCTTATGATATAATTTTATTAGAAATAAAAGAATGAGGAAGGCGGGCAATTAAAAGTGGAAAAAGATTTTGAAACACAAGTTTTGACTAGACTTGCGGTAATTGAAAGTAAAATTGATGATTATAAAAATATCAAAGATAAAGCAAATGAAGCATATACACTTTCAAGGGAAAACAAAGAAGATATTGGTGAAATAAACGACAAGATAAAATGGATAACTCGTTTAATAGCAGGTGCAATAATAACTAGTATAATTGGATTAATATTTGCATTAATACAAAAATAGAGCTGATAAGCTCTTTTTTATTTACATTTTTTTTATTATATTCTATAATACACAATCAACAAAAGGAGGGTAAATATGAAAAAAGAACATTATTATTTTGATATGTCAAAAGAGACTTATGATTTTATTATAAAAAAGGGTATGTTAAAAGAGAGCAAAAAAGAAAAAAAGATATTAGATTTATGCTTAAAAGGTGAGCCAATAAAAGTAATTATGCAAGAAACTGGTTACTCTTGCAGAACAATATGCTATAGAAAAAAAGACATATATGCTAAAATAAGTAAATATATTTTTTAAAAAAAATAACTTGCGATAATTTGCGATAATTTGCGATTTTTTGCAAAACCTTTATGTATGCAATTTAAAGAAATAAAATATAATAGCTATCACAAAAAGCAAAAAATGATAATATTTTGATAATTTAGATGCAAAATATAGCTTTAATATTAAAATGAGTGATGAGTTATGAGGAAAGAACTTGCTTCGATGCAAATTTTTAACGATTTTATTAGCAAAACAATACTAAATGATGATGAAATTGATGTATTAATGCGATATATTAAAAATGAAACTATAATAAAAATAGCAAATGAAACTTCTAAAAGCACAAGTTCCGTATCGAGAACGATAGCAGAATTAAAACAAAAATATAAAAGATATAAGGAATTAGAGCTTGCAAAATTGATATTATTACAAAAGAGTTAATGATAATAAAGCGGTATTTTATACCGTTTTTATTTTGCTATGATTTAGTTATGAAAGGAGATAAATTTAAGAGGAATAAAACCTTCGATATAATTTATCTTCTTTTATTAATTTAAGGAGGTAATTATGTATAACAATCCTTATATGCAAAGCTATAATCAAAGTTTTAATCAGCAAAGCATTAATGATAGAATTGATAATCAAATATCACAGTTACAAGCAATGAAAGAGCAATTAAAACATAATATGCAACAACCTGCAATTAATCAAACTTTTCAACTTGCACCTAGCCAACAAGGTGGCATAAGATATGTTAATTCAATTAACGATGTAAATAAAGAAGTTGTTTATGGCGATACACCATTTTTTAGTAAAGATATGGCAGTTGTATGGATTAAAAATAATAAAAATGAAATAAGAACTTACGAGCTAAATGAGATTATACCTAAAGATAATAAAGATTTACAAATAGAATACTTGCAAGCGCAAATTGAAGAATTAAAGAAAGGGATGAAATTAAATGAACCCGATGCAAATGTTAATGAACCAATTACAAATGCAAATGAAAGCGAAGAACCCGCAAATGTTTCAACAGTTTCAAAACCTAAGGCAAAATCAAAATAATCCGCAAGAGATATTAAATGAAATGATTGGTAAATATACTCCTGAGCAAATGCAAAGTTTTATGAAATTTGCAAATGGCTTTGGTATAACAAACGAGCAATTAGAAAAGTATGGTATCCACACTAAATAGTGTTGATATAAAAAAATTATAGAAAGGAGAGAAAAAATGAACAACGGAATTCAACCAACTGTAGAACTAGCAACTAATAATGGAAATGGTTTTTACCCATATCCAGTTTATCCAATGTATGGTGGCAGTGGATTTGGTGGCAATGGTGGTTTTTTAGGTGGCGATGGCATTTGGCTAATTGTTCTATTAGCTCTTATTTGGGGTGGTAATGGTAACAATGGCTGGGGCGGATTTGGCAGTGGCAATAGTTTTGATAATGGCTATGCTTGGTTAAGCAATGGACAAAAAGAAATTATGAACAACACAAACAATGGCTTTGATACATTACATCTAAGTAACCAAATTGAAGGCGTTAGAGATGGCGTTTATGGACTATCTAACCAACTATGTAATAGCACTAGCGATGTAGTGATGGCATTAAACACAGGTTTTGCAAATGCTGAAACGAGTGAAAATGCTAGACAAATTGCAAATATGCAACAAGCATTCAATAGTCAAATTGCAACATTACAAGGTTTTAACAACTTAGGAACTAGATTTGATGATTGCTGCTGTGAAAATCGCTTAGGCATTGCCAACTTAACTAGCACAATTTTAAGTGAAAACTGTGCTGATAGGGCTGCTTTAAGTGATGGAGTTCGTGATATCATTGCAAGCCAAACTGCTGGTGTTCAACGTATCTTAGATACACTTTGCCAAGATAAGATTGACGCTAAAAATGAAAAGATTGCTGACCTTCAAAGACAATTATCTATGGCTGACTTAAAAGCTAGTCAAACAGCTCAAAATGCGTTTATATCACAAGGATTTGCAAATGAAGTAGATGCTTTATATAATCGCTTAAACACTTGTCCTGTACCTACAACGCCAGTTTATGGCAGAACACCAATATTTACTTGCCCAGCAAATAATGGATGTGGATGTGGTTTTAACACTACAAGTCAATTTATTTAATAGCATAAAGCAGAATACTGCATACTCGATTACGAGAACTTGCTAAAATGTAGTCCACAAGATAACAAAGTGGACAACAAAAGGATAGACAAGTTCTATCCTTATTTTTTTATAAAAATGCACAATAATTGTGAAAAAGTCCGCTTATAAGTGGAAAAAAAGCACAAAAAGTCCACTTTATTGTGCAAAAGATGAAAGGAGAACGATAAAAATGATACAAAGCGTACAAGAACTACCATTAATATTACCCACAAATACAAGCGATATTACTTTTCTAAATGATGAGTTGAGAACTAGGAGTGCTACTTGCAGTGGCTGGTTAAATCACACTGAAGGAACATCACAATACACAATTTTAGGTAATAATAATTGTTGCCAGCCAGCTGTTTATGAAGTTACTTTTAATGCAAATGTTACTGGTGCAACTGCTGGTTCTATTGAAATAGGGTTAAAAGAGAACGGAACACCTGTTGTTGGTGCAAGTGCTAATGAAGTAGTAACTCCTGATGAGTACCAAAACATCTCATTTACTAAATTAATAAGATTATGCCCACGTGAAAATGTTACTTTAACGATTGGCTCTATACCAGCAGTTAGCGGAGTGACACCAGCTATTGAAACAGTTGCACCTACTGTTAAAAATGCTAACCTTATTATACGCAAGATAGTATAATGAATAAAGTTGATAATTTATCTTTAGTACTGCAAGCTTTAAGCTTACAAATATTATTTCAAGATTACAACAATACTGATTTAATGCAGGAGTTGCAAAAGCAAGATAAACAATATTTTGAAAGAATTATTGAAAATCAAGAAGAAATATTAACTCTTTTAAGAAAGGAGGAAAAGTAATGCACGAGAAGTTAGAAAAGAAAACAGAAGAAAGCATAAACAAAATATTAGATGAAGGAATAACAACAAGCAATTTAGACCATTTATATAAATTAACAAAAATAAATCATATAGCAAAGGAGGAAGAAAATATGAATTATGGAAATTATAGTGCAAGAAGACCAGGATATGATAACTATGGGCGTGGTAACTATGGAAACTATGGTGAAAGCTCTTATGGAGATTATGGACGTGAAAGCTATGGTGCAAGAGGACGTGATATGAGATATCGTGGCGATGATTACTTAGATAGAATGTATGGTGAATATGGTAGATATCAAGAAAGTAAAAATCGCTATGGTGCTGGCGAAGAAACTGATAAATCATTTCATTATATGGTAAAATCACTTGAAGATTTTATTATGGTATTAAAAGAAGAAGCTGATACACCACAGCAAAAGCAACAATTGATGCAAGCATTGCAGAATAGTATGAGATAGTATGTATAAATACTATAATGCAAATGCTTTAAATAAATATGAAGATGACTGTGTTATTAGAGCAATAAGCTGTGCAACTAATAAATCGTGGGATTATGTTTATGATTATTTAAGTGACATAGCACAATATGAAGGCACGTTATTTGATAAAAGAGAATTTGTAAGAAACTATTTAGATAGAACATATCAAAGATTATATGATATAAATGGAACTGTTGGATATGTTGCATCACAATTTCCAAATAATACATTATTAATAACAATGCGAGGCCATATAGTTTGCTCTAAAAATGGAATAATATATGATACTTTTGATTGTAGAGATAGAGAAGTAGAAAGCGTTTGGCTTGTTAATTAAAATCCTTTACAATTAAAATATTTTATATTATAATTAATATGTAGTTAGAAATAACTATAATATTCCTAGTTTTTTTCATTTTCCAAACGTATAACCTTGTATCGTACAGGAAAGATAAGAGCATCTTTGCTCTTTTCTTATTAATATGGTATAATCATATTAGGAGGAATAAACTATGTTAAGAGTTAAAGTAACTGAATATTTTACATTAAAAGCGTTTGATGAATTGCAAAATATTAAAAGATATGATGAAAAAAATAGAAATAATGATGGAGAGTTATATGTTGGCGATACATTTGATTGTACTGAAGAAATGTGTAATTATTTAAGTGGTGATAATAAATTTAAAAAGACATTTGTACAAGTTGTTGATATATTACCAAATATAGATATAATACCAAATGCAACTGAAACTGCTAGTATTGAAGAAATACCAAATGCAATTGATGAAGTAAAAATAAAAGTATTATCACAATCACCTACTGATGCGATACAAAAAGCAATTAATAATGATGTAGAAACACAAATTGCAAGTGTTAAGCGAAATAAAAAGAAAAAAGCAAGCAAGAAATAATCTTGCTTTAATATGGGCTTGGTGTAATGGTAGCATAATAGTCTCCAAAACTATTGATACACGTTCAAATCGTGTAGCCTGTGCCAGTGTTTATAAAAGTGCCTTTGACACTTTTTTTTATTTGTGGTATTATTTATGTAGAGTTGGAAACAGCTTATATCAATTCACTCGAGTTCGTGGCTCGTTAAACTAACGATAGGAGGAGATATTATGAAACGTGAATTTTTAGAAGGATTAAATCTAGAAAAAGAAACTATTGATAAAATTATGGTTGAATATGGCAAACATATAACTGCTGAACAAGATAAAAAAAGTAGTTTAGAAACTGAAATTGCTAATTATAAAACTGAAATTGCTAATTATAAAAATCAAATTACCGATTTAAATAATACAATTACTGAAAAAGATAAATCCTTAGAAAATTTACAAAATTTAACAAATGAAAACAAAGATTTAAAAGCAGAAATTCAAATGAATGGAAGCAAAGTTAAAGCTGAGTTTTCAAAATTTGTTAAAAGCGAAGTTATGGCAAATGTAAATGATGATACTGACTTCGCAAAAGCACTTGAAAATTACAAAAAAGACAATCCACAATATTTTGGAGATGCTGTTGTAAAAAAAGTGCAAAGCTCACCAAATCTAAATGCTGGCGAGCCAAAACCACAAACTACGAATGATATTATGAACAATATTTTACGTAGTGCAAAAAATAACGAATAGAAAAGGAGAATGATATTATGCCAAGTGTAACTGGTATTACTAGAACTGATGTTGATAGTTTAATTGAAACTCAAGTTGCTAACGAGATTTTTGAAGGTACTATCAGAAGTTCAAAGGCTCTTTCTATGTTTAGAAGATTGCCAAATATGACAAGCGACAAAACAAAGTTAAGAGTATTAGATAGCCTACCTCTTGCTTATTTCGTTGATGAAACAAATAACAATGGTAGAAAAAATATTACTAAGATGGCGTGGGATAAGAAATTTATCAACGCTGCAGAATTAGCAGTAATTGTTCCTATTAAGGAAAACTTACTAAATGATACATCAATTGATGTATGGGCTGAAATTAAACCTAGAATAGTTGAAGCATTCGCTAAGAAAATAGATAATGCTATGTTCTTCGGTGTTGACAAGCCAGCTGATTGGAGAGCAGGTTTAGTTCCATCAGTAGTTGCTGCTGGTGCTGAAGTAACTGAAACAGGAAAACTTTATAGCGATATTAACAATGTTATGACTAAAGTTGAAGAAAGTGGCTATGAAGTAAATGGATTAATCGGTGGAGTTGGTCTTAAAGGTAAATTCCGTATGATGACTGACACAACTGGTCAACCATTACAAACTACTGAAATTGGTAGTGTTGCAAGAAACTTTATGGACAATGGTGTTTGGGATAAAGCAGTTTCAACATTAGTTGTTGGTGACTTCAACCAAGCAGTATATTCTATAAGACAAGATATTACTTATAAATTATTAGACCAAGCAGTTATTCAAGACCCTGCTGATGGAAGCATTCTTTATAACTTAGCACAAGAAGATATGGTTGCTTTACGTGTAGTTATGAGATTAGGTTGGGAAATTCCAAACCCAGTTAATGCTTTAAACGAAACAGAAGCTCGTTTTCCATTTGCAAGTTTAAAACCTGCTGATGGTGAAAACGGATTATAATTAAATAAAGGAGGGCATTATGGAATTTAAAGAGCAATACCTAACTTATGCCGAATATAGGTTATTGGGTGGTTCGTTAGACATAACGCCCTTTAATTTATTAGAATTTGAGGCAAGAAGAAAAATCGATATTAGCACTCAAAATAGATTAAAAGGTACTGAAAGCTCTAAAATACCACAAGAGGTTAAATTATGTGTTTATAATTTAATTAATGCAATCAATGACTATGCAAGCAGCATAAAAAGTGCTACTGAAAACGGAAATATTGCAAGCGAAAATATTGATGGCTATTCTGTTACTTATGTTAAATCAGCAGCTATTAAAGATATCATTAATTCAAAAAGCGTAGAGCTTGATGATATTATAAGAACTTATTTACTTGGAGTTATATTTAATGGTGAACATATTATGTATATTGGAGTTAGTGAATGATAGTAAATTCTGCTGTAACTGTGTATCATAAAAATGGCTTAGATGTAGCTACAAGAAATGAGAAATGGCTTAGATTTAATTATGATAATGTATGGTTTTTTGGTGGCAAAGGCGCTGGTATAAGAAAAGGTTATCAAGATGCAAACGATGTTGAAATAAGAATATGGTATGAGCTTAATGAAAAGTTAGATATCAAAAATTTTGCGATTGGAGATATTATCGTACAAGGCAAAATTACTGATGATATTGAAGAACAAAATGATTTAAGTAATTATCAAATTTACAACATTACAAGTATAAATAATAACGATTTTGGAATTAATCAACACATCCATATTGGAGGCAAATAATATGCCTATTATAATGAAACCTTTAAGTACAATAAAAATAGATTTAGGTATTCAAGAGAGCGGTCCTATCCAAAAATTCTTAGCGAACTCTTGTTATCTTCATATGGACAAATATGTTCCATTTGATAGTGGTGACTTAGCAAGCATTGTATCAATAAGCAATGATGGCAAGTACATAATCTATAATGTACCATATGCTAGTTATCAATGGCGTGGCGAAAGAGAAGATGGCACACGCAAAATAAATGAAAGCAATCGAAATAGAAGCAAGCACTCGCTAGCTACTTCACATTGGGATAAAAAAATGATAACAGCTGAAGGTGATGAAATCATTAAAGAAGTACACGATGAAATTAAAAGACGTGGAGGCAATTAATGGAGTATAAAAATAAAAGAATTTCAAAATTAAGAAATTATTTATTTAGCATTATTGATGAATTAATGAATGATACAAAATATCAAATTAATGCAAATATGCTTAGCAATGATGTTAATAATTATTCATTAGATAAAATACCAACTGCTAGTACTGTTGAAAAGTGGATTATGGGTATTGAAATTCATAAAGATACATTTGCTTTTAGAAGTAGATTTCCATATTCACAAGATACTGTTAATAATTTGAGAAATATAGGTTTTTTTGAAGATTTTGAATATATAGTAAATTCTAATAATAAAAAAGGTGTTTTACCTGAGATTAAAGGGATAGAAAGTATTGAATGTTTAAATCCGGGAACGTTGGTTAGTGTAACACCAAACACTGCTGAATTTGAAATTCAAATACAAATAAAGTATAGAATAAATAATAAAGAAAAAGAGGAGGAATAATATGAATATCAATATACCTGATAATATTGAAAAGTTAGATAGAGACCAGTTTGTTACATTTCTTGATACAACGCCTAGTTCAACTACTCCAACATTTGCAGTTTTAGGAGTAGGTGTTACTGATTATGGAATTTCTTATAATCCACAAGTTGACCAAGAAAAATGGATAATTGAAAAAAATGCTAGAAACATTCATAGGTCTAATCAAAAACAAGGTAGTGTATCACAAACAATTTATAAAAATGACCCTTGCTTTGAATTTATTGCAAATGGTCGTGATAAAACTAATTATAAAACACATATCCTTGATATTGATGGTTGGAATGGAACTGGTACTGGCACAAGCACTACTTATCCAGCAAAATTAAGTGATGGTATAATTACTATTACTCAATTTATGAACGAAGATGCTGTTATTGAATATGATTTATATTATGATGGCGATGCTACTGAAGGCACTGTTACATTTGATGAAAACGGAGTGCCAACATTTGTAGCTAGTTCAAATCTATAATTAAAATTAGTATTACTACTGATATCAAAAAATGTGAATAAAAGGGCGAGGCAAAGTTGTTTGCCCTGCCCTTGTTTTTAATTAGAATAGGAGTTAATTATGGCTGATATAAATATAAAAAACAATGGAATTTATAGATTATTAGTTAATAAAAAGGGTGAATATATAGATATCGATGTTGATGATTTAGGAACACCGGTTCGTTGCTATGAAGCAATAGATAAGATACAAAAATTGGAAGAAGAACGAAAAAAAGAAATACAAGAGCTTTTTGATAAAAAGGACAAAGATATAGATAGAAAAATAGCTTATATTGAAAACGATACTTTTAAAGAAATGAGAGAAATTGTTGATAGCTTTTTAGGAGAAAATGCTTGCCAAAAAATTTTTGGAGATAAAAACTATTATTCAATGTTTAATGATTTATTTAAAGAATTATCTAAAAAAAGAAAAGAGCTTAATGGTAAATCACATTTTGATATGATGGGTATTCAAGCTAAGTCTATTAATGAAAAAATAATTAAAAAGTATAACAAAAACAAAGAAGATGTTATTTAATGTATCCTGAATATGCTGAAATAAATGGCAAAATGTATAAAATCGATACTGATTATAGAACTGCTTTAAAATGTTTTGATGTGATAAATAATAAAAAAATAACTGATTTTGAAAGAGCAATTGCAGTTATATATTTGTTATTTGATTTTGTACCTGAAAAAGATATTAATTTGTTTTTAGAAAAAGCAAAAATTTTTTTAGAGCATAATAAAAATAATAAATCAAAAAAAGAAAGAAAAAAAGACTTGGACTTAAAACAAGATATAAGTTATATAAATGCAAGCTTTATGAGCACATATCATAAAGATATAACTAAAGAAAAAATGCACTTTTGGGAGTTTATTGATTTAATTGAAGGATTAACTGATGATTGCGTATTAAGCAGAATTAGAGATATTAGAAACTGCGATTTAAAAGAAATAAAAGATGAAAAAAAGCGCAAAGAGATAAAAGAAGCAAAAGAGTTCTTTAAACTAGAAGAAGAAAAAAAAGAGCCTACATTAAAACAAAAAGAAAGTATGAATAAATTATATAAAATAATTGGAATAGGAGGGATTAAAAAGTGAATGTTGGTAAAATGATATTTGAAGTCGATATGAACGACAAAAAGTTTAATAAAAAATATGAAGAATTAACACATAGAGCCGAAAAAGGACAAGAAGCAATAAATAAAACTAAAGAAAATATCAAACAACTTGAAAATCAACTTGCAGAATATACAAAGCAAAATGATGAATATTATAAAAAATATGAAGAAATACTTGCAATGCAAGCCAAAGCGAGCAGTGAAACATCCTATGATAAAAACATTAAAAGTTTTCAAGATATGGACCCGTATGAAGCTTTTGGCAAAGGTATTAAATTAGAAGTTGATGATAATGCTGATGAAGTTTTAACTGATTATGATGAAGTAATTGAAAAACTTGATAGCGAAGTAAAAAAAAGTATTAGCAGCAATTACGAAAAAACACTAAAAGCGTTAGATGCTCAAAAGAAAAAACTTGAAGAACAAGAATATCAATATAATCTTATTTTAAAACAAATTGAAGAAATTAACCAAGAAAGCGATAAACAAAACAGAACTGCTGGTAAACAAATTAAATTATTTAATAATTTAACTAAAGGCGTGTCAAAACTAGCATTTGGCATAATAGGCGCAGCAAGTGCATATAACCTTATTAGAAAAGCTACAAACGCATATTTACAAACTGATGAACACACAACAAAACAAATGCAAGCGAATTGGACAGCAATTGGTACATTTATGGAAGGCATAATAAAATACGTATCATCATTAATGAAAAAACTGGTGACTAGTGTGTTATATTTTGTAAGTGTATTAACTGGAGTTAATTATATTCAAAAAGCAAATACTGCAATTTTAAAACAGCAAGAGAAAGCAACTAAAGATTTAACAAATGCTAACAATAAATTAACAGCAAGCTTTGATGAAATGGAAATCTTAAATGATACAAGCTCAAGTGCAACAACTCCAACTGTTGATACATCCGTTTTATTTGATGTTAATGATATTGGTGAAAGTGCAAGGGCTACTATTGAAAGAATAGGCAACGCATTAAAACCTGTTTATGAAACAATAAAATCAATTGTTGACTTTTGCAGCTCACATCCAAACATTGTTGGATTGATGCTTGGTGGTGCTGGATTAATAAGCTTACTAACGAAAATTATTGGTGTTGGTGGTACAGCTGCTGGTGCTGGTGCTATGGGGCTAGCTGGTGTATTATCATTGCTTGGATATATTGCTGGTTTTGGTGTAATTGCCATTGAAATATCTATCTTATATTCAACAGTAAAAGAAGCTAAAGATGCAGTTGACGATTTAAAGGATACAATAGATAAGTGGGAAGCTAGTTATAAAAGTTTAAATGAAACTAGAAAAAAAGTAATAGCAGAAGGCAAAGCTACTCCTGAATGGGTAAAAAATGAAACTGATGCAATGAAAAAAAACAATGATGAATTAAGAAAAAAGACGCAAAATATATTAGATGCACGCGACAAAATGAATTATTTTCAAGTGTTAATTTCAAAAATTACAGGAGAGTGGGATGCTGACACTCAACAAATTAATGCTAATCAAAAAGCAATGGAATATAATCTTGATGCTTGGGGAAAAATGTATGAGCAAGGCTTGTTAAATGACAGGCAAATGGATGATTATACACAAGAACTATATAAATATAAAGATTATCTTCAAAAAGCTACTGATACATCAATACTACATACTGGTGCTTTAACAAACAATAAAGAAACATTAAAAGATGCTCAAAAAGAATTAAAAAATACTAAAGATAGATTAAAAGAGATAACTGGTGTTTCACAAGAAAATCAAGAGGAATTAAAAAAAGCAACAAAGAAAGCTAAAGACTATAATGATAGTTTAAAAAATATAAAACCAAATATAAAAACGACAGTTGCTATTGATACAACTGGCGCTAAAAATAGTTTAAATGGTTTATTTGCTAACATAAGAACAAAAATAAGCGAGTGGGGCATAAAATTTCCTACTATAAAATTAGCACAAGGTGGTATTGTAAATAACCCAGGTAGAGGCGTTCCTATTACTAGCAATATTGTTGCTGGTGAAGCTGGACCTGAAGCAGTATTACCATTAAATGATGAAACAATGTCAATGCTAGCAAAATTTATTGCTGATAAAATGGTTATAAATTTAACTAATGTTAATCAAATGAATGGAAGGGTAATAAGCAAAGAATTGCAAAGAATAAAGAATGAGGATGACTTTGCATATAATAGATAGGTTGGTGTAGTATGTTTATAGATAAAGATAGTATAATTATAAATAATGTATCTATGGGTGAATATATTTTAGAAGCTAAGTTTGGTTATCATAAATTGTGGGGAAAAGATAGTGGTAGAAATCTTGCTGGTTCACAATCAGGCACTTTACTTGGTATATTTCCAAAGATAACATTGCAGTTTAGAAAACTTACTAGAAGTGAAGTTGAATTGCTAGCGCCAATATTTGATAGCGCTAATCAAACTACAAGATATTATGATGCTAGGAAGAAAGCAAAAATTACAATGGAAACGTATTCTGGAGATTGGGAACTTACCAATAAAAACTTTATTGATGAAAATGAAAAGAATGAAGGATTTAGTTGGTCAGTTATAAGCACAAAAAGGAGGAGTTAAAGATTGAGAACACATACAAGTGACTTTAAAACAAAACTTCCTTTATTAGGACGTGAGATAGATTTTAAAATGAATTATACCGAAAACGGTATAAATAAAACAATTGAGGCGGATGATTTAAATTCTGCCTCACTCCACTACAAAGGTTCTATTTTAAAGTCCGTTATGAAACAACTTGATATTGATACTAATGTTGAAATACCTCTTGAAACAGTTTTAACTTGCCAATTTGGCTTAAAAATCAATAAACAGTATGAATATATTAACCTAGGCAAATTTGTAGTGTATAGTATAGAAAAAAACGAAGATATGAATAGTTTTACTTACGTTTGCTATGATAAAATATTATATTCTATGAAAGATTATGAAGCAATTAATGGAGTTAGTTATCCTATAACAATTAAAAATTACTTAATTGCAATTTGTAATTATTTAGGAATAACTTTTGATAGTGATAAAAACGCTAATTTTGCAAATTATAATAAAACAATTTCAAAAGAATTATATTTAAGTGAAGAAGGCACATCACTTGGTTATACTTTTAGAGATGTACTTGATGAAATAGCGCAAGCAACAGGCTCAACAATTTGTATAAATGACGATGATAAACTTGAAGTAAGATATATTAATAATACAAATGATACAATTGATGAAGAATATCTAAATGATACAAATGTCAATTTTGGTGATAAATTTGGGCCAATTAATACAATCGTTTTAAGCAGAAGTGGTGGAGATAAGATATATAAATCAAATCCAGAAGATTTAACTGATGAAGATAAAATTGCAATTGAAATTGAAAATAATCAAATAATGAATTTTGATAATCGAGACGAATTCTTACCTGCAATCTTAGATAAATTATATGGCTTAGAATTTTATGAATGCAATTATACAAGTAAAGGAATTGTTTACTATGAATTGTGTGATAAATATAATGTAAAAGTTGGTGATAAAACTTATTCTTGTATAATGTTTGAAGATGAAACTAATATTAATCAAGGACTTGAAGAATTCGTTAATGCCGAAAAACCTGAAACAAGCCAACCTGATTATACAAAGGCTGACAAAACTGATAGGCGTATAAATCAAGTTATAAGAATTGCTGATAAACAAAATGGCACAATAACTGATTTAGTAAGAAATTTTGATGATATAAACAAAGAATTTAGAGAAACGCAAAGAGTACAAACTGCTTATGAAGATAGATTTGAAGTACTTGAAAGAAATATAGATAGTGATGGTAACATTTTAGCAGTTAAAACACTTTCAGGTTTTGTATTTAATGAAAGTGGGTTAAATCTATATACTGGTGAAAATTCATATAACACGCAAATTACAAATACAGGCACATTTTATTATGATGGTAATAATTTGATATCATCAACAACAAAAGATGGTTTCTTGGCAAAAGATTTTAGATTAATTAACAAGCATTATTATTCGTTTAATAATAAATATCCTGATGATTTATTAAATGTAGAAAACTATGATTTTGTTGATGAAAGAATTGAAGTTGTAAATGAAGAAACTGGTGTAACTGAATATCCGTATGCAACATTTTATAATGGGGAGGAATAAAAGATGGCATTACAAACTCAAATAATAAGTGCTGATGGCTCTAAAAATCATCATAGATTTACATTAACAACACGTGAAGATAGCACAAGTACAACTGAGAATAAATCTTATTTAAGCTTTTCATTTGAAATGTCTTTAATAAGAAGTGGAAGTGGCTGGGATTTTCACGGTTTTGGGAATTATTTTAAATATAAAATTACAATAAATGGAACAAATTATACAGGTTCAATTGATAGATATGACTTAGAAGCAATTAAAACAATAAGGACTGAAGCAAATATACCTATAACACATAATACTGATGGTACAAAAACAATTAACATTTCTTTTGAAGTTACCGATACATCAGGTTCAAATTTAACTCCAGGTAATGCGAGTGCTAGCACTACAATGAAACTTGCTGATTTACACAAACCTCCTGTACTTACATTAACTAGTGTAGAAGAATTAACTAAATCGTGGTCAACTATAAGTGATACATTATTTGTGCGCTATGTAAGCAGAAAAAAATTTACTGTAAGTTATTCGTTTTATGATAGTGCAACTGCAAAAAGTTTAAAATTATATACAAAAAGTGGTAACTTAATAGATGTTGATACAGCATATATAAGTTTAGGTACTTCACAAGGTACGTTGACTAAGACAATTTTTCCTATAGAAGAAAGCGATGTTACTAATGGAAAAACAAGTTTTATATTAGAATTAACCGATAGTTTGGGTGGCGTTACAAGAATAAATACACCAGAATATAATGTTACTTTATATAATAATCCAAATATAGTTAAAACTTCATCTTATGTAAAAAGAAATGGGCAAACTACTAAGCAAGCGAAAATAACATTAGTAGGTACTTGGTTTAATGGGAAAATAGGAACAGCAAATAATTCACTAACAATAAAATTTGATTATTGGAAAGTTGGAGATAGCGAGCCCGACTTTATGAATTATAGATATACAATTCCTGTGCAAGGTACAGGCAACAATATAGATATTTCAAATTGGATATTAAAAAATGGAAATAGCATATTAAAAGTTTTTGAAAAAGAAAACAGTTATTATATTGGAGTTACAGTTGCAGACGGTAAAACTAGTTTTGTACAAACGCTTAAGTTCTTACTTCCTAAAGGTGAGTGGCTAATGGCTAAATTTAAAGATAGAGTTGATTTCTTAAAAATAACTATTGGAGGTAAAGAAGTAGTACCAAATGTTGGAATTGGCGATTATGTAAAACTTACTTTATCAAGTAGATATACTGCTACGCCTTCCGCTTGGACACAAACAAAAACAAATTTTAGCAATTCCTATTTTACTACTAACAACCAAGAAGCATATACTAAAGATACTTATGGTATAATTTGCAATTTTGATGGAATTGTAATGGTTTCAAAAATTATATCGACTGGTGTAAGTGGTGAAATGGATATTGTGACTGATAATGGTGGAGGTATTGAAGTTTTAAATACTGGAGGTCATAATACATATCATACATACTTTAAAGAAGTTAAAAGTGGTGATTTAATTGATTTAATTTTCAATACTGGTTCTACTTCATTTAGCATTTATGAAGGAACGCAAATATCAGTTGTAAGAATAAAATAAAGTGAGGTGATAATATGAAGAAAGCGTGGGATGATGTAAAATCATTTATAACAATAATGTCAACAATTGTTTATTTAACTTGCATAATATTAAAAATAGATATTCCTGAGTATTTTAGAACTGTCTATTTAATGGAAATTAGTTTTTATTTTGGAACACAATTTCAAAAAATAGCAAATAAAATGAAGGGTGACGAATAATGGAAAAAGCTGTATTAAATGTAAAAGCATTAAATATAACGCAGGGAATGAATGGCGATTATTCACATAAAGGAGAACTTGCAATTGATATTGGTAGTGCTTGTGAGTGGCTTAAAGCACCATTTACAGGTACTATCAAGAGAATTTATACGTATAGCAACACAGTATGGTTAGAAAGCAATGAGAAAGTATTATATGCTGATGGTACTATCGATTATATGACAATAATGACTTGCCACGATAATGATATATCAAACCTATATGTGGGTAAAGTTATTAAACAAGGTGAAACATACTATCAACCTGGTACAAAAGGAAAAGTTACAGGTTCACATATTCATTTAAGCGTAGGCAAAGGCAAGTTTACTGGCAATGGCTGGCATAAAGGCGAGTGGCAAAAAGCAGGTTTTTATGCTTGGCCTATTAATAATCAATATGATGTAGTAAAAGCTTTATTCTTATATGATAAAGTTAATGTAATAAAAGGTTTGTATGATTGGAAGAAAACTAACGATTTTATAGTTGAAGAAAAACGCAAATATAAAATAGGTGATATAGTAAATATTAATGGTGTCTATGTATCAAGTACATCAACTGAAAAATTAAAACCTAAAATTACAAAAGGCACAATAACTAAAGTTATAAATGCTAGAAATCCATATTTACTTGATAATGGAAATATTGGCTGGGTTAATGATGATTGCATAGTTAAAGAACAGCCTAAGATATATAAAACAGTTACAAATTGTTACTGGTTAAATTTAAGAACTACATCATCATTTGGAAATAATGTTTATAAAGCAGTAAAAGCAGGTACTAAAGTTGAATATATAGGAATTAAGAATGGTTGGGCAGAAATAAGATATGATAATAAAATATTATATTGTGGTAGTCAATATTTAAAATAAAAATATTAATTAATGATAATATATTATAATATTATTTGAAAGCAATTATATTTTGTAAATTGCTTTCATTTTTTTGTTATTTTTTTAACATTTTTTGTTTATTCCTTGTACCAAATATGTTATAATTAATACATAAGGAGGTGCTAATGAGAAAAAATAATGCTGACCTTCATCTTCAAATACCAGCAGAATTAAGACAAAAGCTTGAAGAAGAAGCGTTCAAAAAAGGTTTAAATCTTTCAAATTTAGTTAGATTAATCTTAATTGAAAGTTTTAAAAAGGAGTAAATATGACAAAACAGGAATACTTGCAAGAATTAAATAAGGCATTTGGAGATTTTAAATTCTTTGAAGCAGACCATCACTATGAATATAAAGGTGAAAAAGTTGGTATGTCAGTTACTAGATTAATTGATGAATATACAAATGAATTTGATAGTGAAGCAATTGCTGAAAAAGTTGCTATTCGAGATAATAAAACAACACAGGAAGTTTTAGATGAATGGCAATATAAAAATGATTTTTCAAAAGTTAAGGGCAGTACTTGTCACGAGTTTGCACAGTCAAGATGGAGTGGTGAAGTATGGCAAGAAAAACATTTTGATGGCAGTAAAGAATATGAAAATGCAGTTGAAATTATACAAAACCAAGCAAATAATTTTAGAATTGACTATAAAGATAGGCTAGAACATCTTGCTGATGAATTCGTAATAGGCAGTGAAGAATACGACATAGCAAGTGCTATCGACCACTTATTTATAAATAAATTAACTGGTGGCTTAGTATTAGTCGATTATAAAACAAATACTGATATCCATAAAAATGAAAAATATGCTAAAAGTATGAAAGTGCCTTTATTACATTTAAAAGATTTTACATTAAATCACTACTATATTCAATTATCTATTTATAAATATCTAGTTGAAAAATATACTAATTTAAAAATTGAAGAAATGTTTATTGTATGGTTTAGTGAAGAACAAGAAAATTACGAAATTATTGATATACCTTATTTAGAAAAAGAAGTTAAAAAAATTTTAGAAAACAGGAGAGTGAAAAATATGAAAAGTGTACCGATTTTATTAATTGGTAAAAGTGGCAGCGGTAAATCCGCTAGCTTAAGAAATTTTAAAAAGGATGAAATAGCAATTGCTAATGTTTTAGGTAAGCCATTACCATTCAAGAGTGATTTAGAAGCACCAAAAGTTGATAATTACAGTGTATTAATTCAAGCAATACAAAAAACTGATAAAAAAACGATAATTATAGACGATGCTGGCTATTTATTAACTAATGAATTTATGAATAAAGTTAGTGTTAAAGGCTATGATAAATATAATGAAATGGCAAGCGGTATGTTTGATTTAATAAATGCAATTAAAAATGTTGAAGGTGGCAAAACAGTTTATCTTGTAATGCACGAAGATACTGATGAATTTGGCAATATTAAACCTAAAACAATTGGTAAATTACTTGATGATAAAGTAAATATACAAGGTATGTTTACAGTTTGCATAAGAAGTTCATTTGAAAATGGTGAGTATATATTTAGATTAAAAACAAATGGACAAGATTGTGTTAAAACTCCAATTGGAATGTTTGAACAAGAAACAATGGAGAATGATTTAAAGAAAGTTGATGAAGTAATTAGAGAGTACTATGAACTTGACAAGGAGGTAAAATAATGGCTCAATATGAAAGCTTAGAGCAAAGAAATAAAGATAATCAAATGGCATTATTACTTGCCACTGAAAATTATATACATAATGAAGATAATATTAAGGGAGTTATTAGAAAATTAGATATGATGTTTAAAAGTCCTAATGAAATAGAAGATGACTATGGGCATCAAATAAGTTACTGGCTTGATAAAGTTGAAATAATAAGCAATGTTTTAAGAATGAATAAATTACAAAACCATCAAGCTGATGCTATGTATTTATTAGATATAATGCTAAAATATGTTGGTATGGTAAAGAAAACTATTAAAGAAAAGGCTGGTGAAGAATAGTGATGAACCAAGTTTTAATTGTTGGTAGGCTAGTTGCAAACCCTGAAATAGTTGAAAAAGAAAATAAAAAGGAAACTGAAATAACATTGGCAGTAAATCGTTCATATAAAAATGCTGATGGTATATATGAAACTGATTTTATAGATTGCATTTTATGGAGTGGAATTGCTGAAAACACTGTAGAATATTGCAAAAAAGGTGATGTTATTGGTGTTCGTGGAAGGCTTGAAACAAAAAATATTGAAGATGAAAATGGCAAAAAAATAAAAGTTACTCAAATTATTGCTGATAAAGTAACATTCTTAGCATCAAAGCGAAGTGAAAGTGGTGATGACTTATCGGCTTAGATATGTATTTAATCAAAAAGAAAAAAGATGCAAATAAAAGTGATTTATGGAATTTTGATAATGAATTAATTTATTGGAGAAAAGCAAACCAAATTCATAAATTCTTTTGTGATAAAGGTGAAGAGATTGAAGAAGAAATATCTTATAAATTAAAAAAAGAAGATTTACAAGAACTTTTAGATATTTGCAATAGGATTTTAAAAGAAGTAATAACTGAGCCAGGCAAAGTAAAAAATGGTGCTCGATACAACAGTGAAAAGCAAGAATGGGAGCCAGTATTAGAAAATGGCAAAGTAATAGTTAATAAGCAGTTATGTGAAGAATTACTACCTACACAAGATGGTTTCTTCTTTGGCAGTACTGAGTATGATGAATATTATCTTGAAGATATACAACAAACAAAAGAAAAGTTAGAGCAAATAATAGATAATATAGATTATGAAAATGAAGATGTCTATTATTTAGCGAGTTGGTAATAAATATGAAAAATAAAATATTAAATGAAATTGATAATATTATCGCATTAATTTATGATAGCCCTGAATTATTTCACGATGGTATCGATAATGATATTGTTACATTATTAAAGAGAATAAGAAGATATATTGAAAAGGAGGAAAAATAATGTTTAAAATTGGAGACAAAGTAAAAGTTATAGATAAACCTAGTAAAATTGAAAATTTTGCGGGTGGCAAATTTAGTGAAATGGATGTCTTTGCAGGTGAAATATTTACAATAGAAGATATTAGAGACGGAAACAAAGTTGATGTTGAAGAAAACAGTTGGACTTGGGATATAAGAGCATTTAAACATATAGTAGAAAGAAAAAGTGATTTAAAAGTTGGAGATATAGTAACATTAAGAAATGGTGAAAAGTTAAT